AATTCTGCAGACATAACAAAGGCAAGCTGGGCGGACAGCTGCTTAAACTGGACTTGTGGGAGAAAGCAGCCATCTCCTGTATGTATGGTGTGCTCGATCACGAAGGGCGCAGGCAGTTCACCGAGATCTTCATGATCATCGGCAGAAAATGCGGAAAGACTCTGATCGCTTCGGCAGTCATGGCTTATGAATCATATGCAGACGGAGAGTTCGGATCGGAGATCTACTGCGTGGCTCCGAAACTGGACCAGTCAGATCTTGTGTTCTCCGCATTCGAATTCACCAAGGACCATACACCGGCATTTGCTTCGATCACAAAGAAACGGAAAACAGATCTGTTCATTCAGAAGACCAATACAACCATCAAGAAGATCGCTTTCAATGAAAAGAAAGCTGATGGTTATAACCCAATGCTGACGGTTTGTGACGAAATGGCAGCATGGCCTGCCGAGCGTGGTCTGAAGCAATATGAGGTTATGGTATCCGGCACTGGTGCCAGAGAGGAACCGATCACGCTGTCGATCAGCTCCTCCGGATATGTAAACGGCGGGATCTTTGACGAGCTGTATGCAAGAGGCACACGATTCTTAAAAGGCGGATCGGGAGAGAAACACTTCCTTCCGCTTTTTTACATGATCGATGATGTTTCCAAATGGGATGACATTAACGAACTGAAGAAAAGCCTTCCTGGGCTTGGTGTTTCAGTCTCAGTTAAGTTCATCATGGATCAGATCGACATCGCCAGAGAGTCGCTCAGCAAAAAAGCCGAGTTCATGACGAAGTACTGCAACATCAAGCAGAACTCTTCGCAAGCTTGGCTGGATGCGATCACAGTCGAGAAGGCCTGTTCTGAGCGTTTACAGCTTGAAGATTTCAGAAGCAGTTATTGTGTGGGTGGTATCGACTTATCGCAGACAACGGACTTGACGGCATGCACAGCGGTCATTCAGAAGAATGGCATCCTGTATGTATTTGCCAAATTCTTTCTGCCTGCTGAAAAGATTGACGAAGCGACCGAGAGAGACGGCCTGCCATATCGGGCATATATCCAGCGTGGTCTTTTGCAGCCATCTGGAGACAACTTCATTGATTATCACGATGCAGAAAACTGGTTTTTAGATCTTATTAACAAATATGAGATCTATCCGCTTAAGGTGGGTTATGACAGATACTCAGCTCAGTATCTGGTTAACGATATGAAAGCCTACGGATTCCACATGGATGATGTGTATCAGGGAGAGAACCTGTATCCGGTCATTCAGGAAGTTGAAGGCTTGATGAAAGATGGTGTCATCAATATTGGTGACAACGATCTGTTAAAGATTCATCTGCTTAACTCAGCGATTAAGATGAGCACTGAGCGAGGCAGGGGGAAACTTGTAAAGCTGTCGCCGACTGTTCACATTGACGGAACGGCGAGCTTGCTGGATGCATTTACTGTCCGGCAGAAATGGTGGAGTGAAGTCGGCAATCAGCTGGCTAATGAGAGGTGAATATGGGACTCCTTGAAAAAATATTCCCAAAAAAGCATGAAGCAGTCCCTGTCGGTGGCTACTTCAAATTGCTTAACGGGTATACACCGAGATTCTCGACTTGGGATGGTCAGTTGTTCGAGTCGGAACTGGTGAGATCGGCGATTGATGCCAGATCACGGCATATCAGCAAGTTGGAAGTGAGGATTGACGGCTCGGCGCAGCCGAAGCTGAAGACAAAGTTGATCAAACAGCCGAATGATTATCAGACATGGTCGCAGTTTCTATACAGGCTGAACACTATTCTGGACATGAAAAACACAGCGTTCATTCTGCCAGTGTATGACAAGATCGGTGAGATCACCGGAATTACAACCGTCTACACTGATCGCTATGATGTGCTGGAAGTAAACGGATCTCCATGGATCCGTTTTTATTTCGATCATGGTCAGCATACTGCAGAAGACCTGAAGCGTGTAGGCATCATGACAAAGTACCAGTATAAGTCAGATCTGTTCGGCGAATCGAACAAAGCGCTGAATGACACGCTGGCACTGATCGCAATCCAGAAGCAGGGCATCACAGAAGCTGTCAAGTCATCAGCATCATTCAGATTCATGGCGCAGGCCAACAACTTTGTAAAGCCTGAAGATCTGCAGAAGGAACGGCAGAGATTTGCCGAGTACGGGATCACGAACAACAATGACGGCTTCCTGTTATTCCCGAATACATACACAAACATTCAGCAGATTCAGTCGAAGCCGTACACAGTCGACGCTGAACAGCAGAAGCTGATTCAGACAAATGTGTTCAATTACTTCGGAGTGAATGAGGCAGTGCTGCAGAACTCAGCGCTTGGCGATCAGCTTGATGCTTTCTTCAACGGAGCAATCGAACCATTCAGCATCCAGCTGTCTGAAGTACTGACCAAGATGCTGTTTACTTCGGTAGAGCAGGCACATGGCTCGGCTGTATTTGTGACTGCAAACAGACTGCAGTACATGCCGGTGGCACAGAAGATCTCCATGATCGCAACTCTTGGCGACCGCGGATATCTGATGATCGACGAAGGCAGAGCATTGTTCAACTATCCGCCTCTGCCGGATGGAGCTGGTCAGCATGCTCCGATCAGAGGCGAGTTCTATATGGTTGGCGAAGACCAACAGAAAGGTGATTCAAATGACACAGAATAGAGAATTCAGACCTTTCGGCGATGTCAAACGGAAAGAATATCGGATCGAAGGGTATGCATCCACATTCGCACCATATGAAATGTGCGAGATTGATGGACAGAAATATTTCGAACGCATCGAACCGACAGCATTTGATGAATGCGATATGTCTGACGTGGTCCTGAGGGTTGATCACGCAGGCGCTGTTTATGCACGTACATCGGCGGGAACTGTGCTTCTGAATACAGATGAGCATGGTCTGCATATTGAGGCTGATCTGAGCCGTACAGCGAACTCTAGAGCGCTGTATGACGAAATTGAAGCCGGCAACTATCCACAGATGTCATTCTGCTTTACTGTTCCGGAAGGTGGCGACTGGTACGACGAGGAAAGTCGGACCAGAGTCATCGGAAAGATCAATAAGCTGTATGACGTTTCACCGGTTTCCTTCCCGGCGAATCCTACAACTGAATTGCATGCGAGGGCACTTGAGTGGTTCAACGGAGCGATTGAAGCACTCCAGACGGAGCGATCTGAAGAAGTTCCTGAAGCAAGTGAGACAGTTGAAGAAAGGACTGAGGATGAAGAAGGAAAAACCGAATCTGCTGAGATCATCGTGGAAACCGAAGAAAGAGCAGAAGAAATTAAGAATTCTGAAGTAACAGAAGACGAAGAGATCGAAGACTGCAAGGCTAAGGAATTCGCTGAGTACAGAGCTCTTCAGTCCAAAGTGATCAGTGGAGAAATCGGCAAAGTGGTTGAAACCCACAGAGAGGAAATTGAAATGGAAGAGAAGAAATACACAGTTGAGTCTCCCGAATACAGAGACGCATTCTATGCAATGATTGCTGGCACTGCAACGGAAGAGCAGAGAGCGATCGTTGTTGACTCTACAGCTCCTGGCGATGGCGATGCTATTGCTATTCCGAAGACACTGGACGAGAAGATCTGGGACAATATTCACACAGCACATCCGATTCTGAATGACATCGCAACTGTCAATTCCGGTGTTGCTATGGAAGTTACTAAGCACACTGCAATCACTGTCCGTACAACAAAGAAACTCGACAGCGCAGCTACTCCGGCAGAGGAAGCAAACACATTCGTTAAGGTCGTTCTGTACGGCTATGATTATGAAAAGTTTGTTACTCTGACATATGCAGAAGCGAAGATGTCCCAGGGTGCTCTTGAAGACTACCTTGCTGAAGAAATCGCTGCTGAACTCGGCGAAGCTATGGCAAAGGATGTCTTTGCACAGGTTCTGGCTGATGCTGGTAATGGCCAGAAAGTCACTCCGGCATCCGGCTCTACTCTGTTTGAGAACATCAAAGCAGCGCTTGCACTGGCAACAGGCGCAGCTACTCCTGTTATCTATGCTCCGGCAACTGCTTATTATGACATTGTCGGTGCAATCGCACAGGGTTCCCCGTTCAACATCGGCAAGACACTCGGCTGTGAAGTCAAGCTGGATACAGCCACAACAAAGGTTGTTGTCCTTGACCCGAAGAAGTATGTCCAGAACATCGTACAGGCTGTCATGATCGAATCTGACAGAGACATCAAGGCTCACAAGGTCATCGTTTCTGGTTACTGCCGTGCTCAGGGCACTCTGAGACACAACAAAGCAGCATCCTGGATCGACTAACAGGTAACCGGCGATGTTGGAAAAAGTCAGACTTGCGCTGCGGATTACAACCACAGCCTTTGACAGTGAACTGTCCGATCTGATCAATGCAGCCTATGCTGACCTTGGCATTGCCGGTGTCGTAAACACAGAATCAACTGATCCGATAATCATCCGTGCAGTAACTACTTACTGCCGGATGAATTTCGGTGAAGTGTCTGATTATGACAGGCTGAAAGCTTCCTATGACGAGCAGAAGGCTCAGTTATCAATGGGGTCGGGTTATACAGATTATTCGATGTTGGAGGCTTAATGGACAGGTCAGATGTTGCATTTCTTGTTTCCAAGGAATGGATTCAGGATGAGTTCGGTGTACAGAGAGAACAGATCAGCGAGTCGCAGGTATTCGTTCAGGTCAATTC